TTGAATCTATGCTAGTAATTGTAAATTCTATTCTGTTATTTAAGTCAGAATTTAGCTGCGCAATATCTGTGTGTGCATCCGCAATCCCCTGCTCCATATGATTAAAATTTTCTGCTGACAAAGGTGTATTCCCCTTTACCCATGTTTTCTTTGTATATGCCATTTTTTATCTCCTTTTCATTTAACAACAATAAATCTGATCTTCACTGTTACTGCAGCAATAGATCATCTGTCCTTTTACAAGTTCTGCTGTTACGTATTTTGTTGTTCCATCTAATTGTGTCAATACAAGAGTTGTTCCGCTCGCAGAAATTCCTGTAATCGCCTTGTTTGCGTCTGTCTGTTTTGCAGCCGTATAACCTAACGCTGTGTTTACGTTTGATGCAGTCATTTCTCCTCTGATTGTTGCGCTGGATTTATTTTCAACATTTCCTAATCCTACTTGAGACTTTGTGACTCCGTGAGGATTGCTTTTGCTTCCTGCATGGCTCGTTAGATTTGTATTCAAAGCTTTCCCTTGTGCAGCACTGAGTGATTGGTCTGTTGCATCTGATGTCAAATTATTCTGGATTCCACGCCACGTATTAGTGTCTGTAAATACCGCATTGCTTGGAACTGATTTTCCTAAAGTATAAGAACAAGCTGACGGTTTTCCATTACTAAAAAAAACAGGTTGTGTTGCTGATCCTGCTGATGTATCTAGTTTAGAAGCAGCGCCTGCACTATTGGCAACAGCTACTGTTCCACCATCACTTGATTTTACAGTCGCAGATGGCTCTGTGCTTTCCTTTGTGCTGCTGTTATAAAGCGTTATACCCGAATTTCTTGCATGAATACTACTTTCAGATAATATTTCAAACTGTATCCTTCCATATTGAGTAATATCTTTATATACATACATTGTATAAGTCATTCCATTTATAACTATTCTTATGTCACCTGTTCCAAAACCATTTCTAACCAACCATTTTGCAACAGGACACCAGATTGATGTATTATCTGAACGAATCTGCAAACTGAATATTCCTGTTTTGTAGTTTCCGTATGTAGATGTTACTGCAAAAATAATATTACTGTCTCCATAACCAGACATTGTCTGAGAAGCCACTTTGTACCACCCATTTGTGCTTGCGTTATCACTCCCAACAAAACAAGTTTTCCTAACCGTCGTATTTATAGAAATATTAGAACTTCCATCAAAAACTGCCGATCCAGAAGCGTCCCCAGTTAATGAAATATTTCTTGCAGTTGCTATTTTTTTTGCCGCTCCTGCGGTTGCGTTACTTATATACGATTTTATTTTACTCCACAGCTTCAAAAGTCCTGTTTCATCTAAATAACTTGCCATCTAATCACCATTCCTTATGTAAGATTTGTATCCATCCATGTGTTCGTGATCGCAGATATTTGGAATTTTTCCCCTAGTGCATCCCACGCTTTTCCGTTCCATGCAACATTCATCCCTGCAGCTCCATAAGATGATGCTGCTACAATATCATAAACATCCCCTGTTGTTTGTCCAGATGTTGGCAATTTATCTTCTGTTGCCACAGACCCTCTATATTTATACACACCAGTAATATCGGATTTCTTTGCGTATGTGCTTGATAAGGTCGCATTTGTTGGAAGATCATCGAGTTTTGCCTTATCTGTGTGGGACATGAGCCCTGGAATGCTAGCATCCGCAGTTGGCAATTCTACTGATGTGTGCATAAGGATGTTGGAAGATGTATTATTTCCCAATCCTATAATCATCTTATGCTTTTCAGGGTTAACACCCAATATTAAATCTAATCGTTTCCAATCACCACTACCGCTTAAAAACGCTTCATTATCTCCAGTACTTGGAGCCGGCACTAATCCATGTGCACCAGATGCAGAATCCGTGGCTCCTTTAAAATCACTATAAGTCGTATTGCTGTCCGCACCCCATACCGCCGTTCCTTCTGAACTCCATCTTAGAATCTGCCCAGAGCTACCGCCGGCAGGAATATGCTTGTTTCCTGAACTCGTAGGATGTGCATATTTATTCGCCCCCTCCGCGATTCCTGCAAGCTTTGTTTTTTCTGCTGTTGTATAATCATTTGTAGATAATCCTTTGCCATCTACTTTGTCTACTTTATTTGCGATCATATTCGTTATCTTTGCTACTATCTTCTGCCAGAGATATAAGACTCCGTTTTGATCAAGATAATTATTATCTGCCATTGTTTTCTCCTTTAATTTAAGATTCCCTCTAAAACTTCATTTGTGATTGGTTCCAGGCTTAATCCTGGAAGGTTGTACATTTCTGTTCTAACTTCACTTATCTGAGCCTTTAAATTTACAGAATCGTTTACCTGTTTGTCTGTCAATGTACTGATTGTTCTTCCAAGAGTTATTTTATTATTTGTTGGATTCTCAAGATCTAGTTCATATTTACTTACAAGATAATACGTACTCACATCTCCAAACATACTCATGATTCCGTGTTGTGTCGAAATACAAGGAACAAGATCTCCCAACCTGATAGAATTTATATCTACATCAATCATATGAAGATCCACTGCAGTAAGTTCAATTGTAATTGCCAGATTGATACACGTTTGCAGATATTTCTTGGCTTCTTCTAATAATGTGTCTGGATCATAAATATCCGAAAAATCAACCTTATCATAAATCCATCCATATAAATTTACCGCTTCTTGGTTATATACATAATCTGTCCCATCATGGCCATTTGCCGCTTTAATATCGACATTTTTATTATCAACAACTGCTCCCAGCGGGATGATCGCTGTTTTAATATCTTCTGCCTTCGAATACTTCTTTAGATCAAGTAGATTCTCTCCAAAGCGGATCACTTGATTACTTACTTTCCCATATTGTTTTACATAGTCAAGATATCGGATTCCGTTTTCATGCCTTACTCGAAGATAGCCGTCATATTTACCTAAAAAATTAGAACTAAGAAAATCCCATGTCTTTTCATAGTTCGTAGACAATTTTGTAATGGTTACGCTATCTATATCAATTACTCCAATTGTAAAACGCTTTTCTTCTTCTACCTGCGCGTTATGTTCTTCAATTAGCCTTTTGAATATTTTGACATTTGTATCTGCCTGACCTATTTCTGTTGTTTCGGTACCATAATCATGTGCACGTTGTACTGAATCTAACAAAAAAGCAAGCTCCCCTTCACAGGAAATCTGGCCAGTGTTTTTGAAGTCTTGTTCATTTGTCAGACTTCTTCCAGAAAACAATAATTCATCATCCTCATACACTTCGATCTTAGATTTTAATTTGTTTATGCCATTTACATGAGGATGTGTTGAAAGCATACCAAAATCTAGATTCCCCGTTTTGTTTAACTCCAATGAAATTTTCGGTGAAAGCACTTGATAATCCGGATCACGAATATCATGCAGCACTTTCCCATCACACAATATTCTATACATTTACAAACTGCCTCCTCGATAATCGATTGAAATAACGCCAGTTCCTTTGAACGTTAAAATATTATCTCCTTCCGTCAACCAGATGTTAAATACTTTATTTCTACCTGCGAGAAGTGAATATTCCGTATCATTGAAACTGACTTTCATTGCCGTATTACATTCAATCACTGGAATGACTCGTTTTCTTCTTCCTGAAATACATAACTGATACTCTCCATCGACTTTAATATCCTTATATTCTCTTATAATATCTGTTTCAAAATTAAAGGTATCCCATTTCCAGTCTTCAAGGGATGAATATCTTTCATACTTATACGGATCGACATCTCCTGAAATCACAAGTTTTCCATTTACTCTGTCAGTTTTTTCAACATCAATTGTGAGTCTTCCAATATAATAAAAACTAGGATCTGTATCGAATATGATCTTCACCCTCTTACCCACAAGATAATTTGCAATTTCAGAAATACACATTCCCCACTGAAAGAAATCTTCGTCCGGAGTTTCAAACTCTAAAGAGATGTTTCGGTTTTTATACTTCACATCTCCACCAGTAATTGCTTCTGTGATATCCAGTGTTCCGTCTGCCCCTGGAATATCCTGTTCATAAGTTTTTGGCTCTGGAAAACCAAGAGTGATCGCAGTCCATCCAAGGTTCCAATCTCTCAATGTATGTTTTTCTCCAATCATTACTCCTAATGCTCCGCCTGCCATTTTACACACCTCCTCTTGATTTTCTGGTTGCAATCGTATTCAGCTCTGTATCCATATACGGAGCAATCATTCTTGTAATTTCTCGTCCATCTACGATCACTGGAACTTCAATTCGTTCTGGTCCAGTATAAACTACTGATGGCGCTCCATCAGATGAATCTGCCTGCACAACTGGCTGCATCCTTGTTGTAATCGTCTGCATCTGCAGGTTGATCGCATCCTGCATCCTTGACTGAATATCTTGAACATTCAACTTCGCTTTCGCAAATTTCTGTGCCATGTTCTGAGAAATCGTTCCCATTTGTTTATACAGATTTGGCGCTTCTTTTTCATGTCCTTTGATTGCTCCCTGAATATCATAAGAACCAATCTTTGCAAATTCTCGAGATGGGGAATAAATCTTAAGTGTCTTTTTGGCTGTCTTAATAATATTCTGACAGATTTTCTTCATGGATTTGCTGAGGTTTCTGGTTTCGCTTTCCATACCTGCAGTTAATCCCTTGGCAATATTAACTCCTGCCTGTTTCATCTCTTTCTGCAGATCATCCGTTACTGTTTTCATTTCAGATTCATAATTTGCCTGAAGTTTTGCGAGATCATCTCCAAAGAAGTTTTCAGAAAATGTTTTGGACATATTCTGCTGCTGATTCCACTTATTAATGTAAGCCTGCTGTTCAGTTTCTGACATATGCTGGAACCATGCCATATAAGCGTTTCCTGCATCAATATCCATTCCGAGAATCTTTTCCATCATAGACTCAGGAATCTTGTTTTCTAGCAACTTCAAGTTCTTTTGATACTTTTCAATGTCCATGATATTCTGATCAAGGTTATAGATATTTCCCCAAGATTGCTGTTTATCAGTTAAACTGTCCATCTTGCTCTTGATGTTGTTATACGCTTCCTGATATTCATCAGATAAGTCTTGTAACTTTTCCTGTGCAATCTTGTTTAATCGATCAGCTTCTTTCTCAAAAGCATCATTGTAAGCTGCTGCCGTTTTTTCTCCTGCAATTTTTAATTGCTTTTCTTCTGCAGCATTCTGCTTCTTTAACTTTTTCAGCTGTTTTTTTAGTTTTGCTTTTTTCTTTTTATTTTTTGTCTTACTGATCTTATCTTGAAGATTTTTCTCTGTTGTATCGTGCTTCGAAGAAACTTTACTTGTTTGCTGATCAATAATCTCTTGTACAGTTTCTGATGATCTTGACTTGGCTGTGTTGAGTGCTTCGGATATACCAGATACTAAGTTGTTCCCAATATCGGAATAATTTCCTTTTTTCGACGCACTCTTAGCTGCAGATAATGCTTCATTTACAGATAACTTCATTTCTGCATTGAGTTCTGTCTGCCCTTCTCTAACACCCTTTGCCACACCTTTTGGAATATTCTTGCCAATCGCATCTTTATATACACGAGATGGAGAATGGATTCCTAAAGCTGTTGCTGTAGCTTCTACCGATGCGTTAGCCATCTCTCCAGAAGCATCTTCCACATCTTTTATATGCTTTCTGATACCTGCTGCCATTCCTAACGGCATCCATTTTCCTACGTCAAACTCCATGACGCGGGATGGGGAATGGATCTTACCTTCTGCTTTTGCGGCTGCAACTGCAGCTCTTACTGCTTCTCTTGCGGCTGCTGATACAGCATCAGAGTTTGATCTGATGCCAGATGCTAATCCAAGAGATAAATTACCACCAACGGATACAAAAGAAGATTTCTGCGCACTTGCTCCGGAAGAACCTGCTTTAGATACTTTTGAACCGGCAGATTTTGCTGTTCCAGACTTCGATGCAATTCCTTTAGAAAATTCCGATGTCATCTTTCCGCCGGCTGTTTTTGCTTTTCCTGAACCAGAAGCAAGCCCTGTTGCGGTTGTTTTGCTGATTTTATCTGCGGCTGATTTTGCTTTACCAGATCCCTTTGAAAAAGAAGATAAATAACTATTAAACGATTGAACTCCGGCACTTGAATTATTCGTAGCAGTAATCTTACTTGCTTTTTTGATTGCTGTACTATTTTTCTTAACTGTAGTAGCCGCTTTTCCTGTTTTGGTTGCAATAGCATCAAATGAGCTTGCTGCAGCTGAATTATCTACCTTGCCGATTTTTAAACTGTTTTTTATCTTTGTTGCCTGGCTTTTTGTCTTTTGTGCCGTACTATCAATAGCTTTTGTAAGACCAAATGCATTCTGATCTCCGGATAAGTCTATCTTTGTTAGTTCTTTGATTGCATCTTGAACCGGCGTCTTTCCTTGTGCAACTTTCGTTGCAAGTTCTGTTGGAATCTTAGATCCATCAATTCCTGCTTTTGTTATTGCTTCCTGGAAAGAAATCATACGACTTAATGCGGCCGCTGCTTCTTTCGGTTTTCCACTACCAGATGTGATCGCATTTGCTAAATAGTCCGGTACCTGTATACCACCTTGCTGTGCCTTAGCTTTCAGATCTTCGAACGTGACAAGATTTTTTACTGCCTGCACAGACGTAGGGACCGCATATTGTCCGGAACTAATTCCTTGCGCTACGCTATCAGGAACTTTAACACCTGCATCCTTTGCCTTTTGGATCAGATCGGTCCAATTGATCGCATTCTGCATCTGTTTTGCAGCACTCTTAAATGATATAGATCCATCAGAAATCCCTTTTGACAGATACTGTGGTATCTTCATACCTTGTTCTTGCATCTTGGCCAACTGATCGGAATTAACTAGATCATCTAATTTGATCAAGCTCTTTAATTCTTTTCCAGATGTTGGATTTGCATAAACACCCTGTTTGATTCCCTCTCCAACAGATTTTGGAATATCACTCGCTTTAATCTTTGCCTGTTTGGCCAGATCATCTAAAGATTTCAGATACTCTGTATAATTTGCCTGTGCTGTATATTTGTCTGTGTATGCAGTCAGTTCTTTTTGTGCTGCATTTAAGTTTTTACCACTTTGCTCAACCGCCTTATTGGCTGTCATCATTGCATCATAGTATTTTGTCAGATCATTAGAAGCTTTCTTATATTCATCACTGCTTGTTGTTATCTTTCCCTGATTTACCTTTGCGGTAACCTGATTCATTTTTTCAACAGCGGCATTATATTTGTTTGTTGCTTCCGTCTTTTTCTTGATAGCTTTTTCATTCTCAATATCGGCTTTGGCTACTTTAGATGCTGCACTTTCCATGCCTTTTTGATAAGCCTTGGCCATTGCCTGTTCTTTCAATGCTGCGATGTTTTTCTTGATCGTAGAAGTAGACTTATTTAGCTTATCTGCTTCTTTGTCATACTCAAGATTCAGCCCTGGTAATAATTCATTTAATTGTTTAACTACACTTACAATCTGTGCTTTTGTCCCAGCGCTCTTATGCTCAACATTCATCAGTTTTGTCAATTTTTGATACAACTGATCTGCCTGAACACCATTTGCACGTGCAGAATCTACATTTTTCTGATTTTCTTTATGTAAGCTCTTGATCGATGCTGCCATCTCTTCTTGTTTCTTTTTGAGTTTTGTGCACGAAGAATAGTATCGATCTGCTTCTGTAACCGCTTTTTTCTGTGTCAGTGTGTATGCTGCGACTCCTGCTACTAAAGCACCTACTGCAACAACTCCTAAACCTACTGGACCGCCAAGTGCTGTACATGCTGCATTAAAAGCTCCTGTTGCTGCTGTCGCAAGAGAAATCTTACCTGTAAAGATTCCAACAACTGTCTGCAATGCGGTCAAACCACCCTGTTGTGCCACTAAGGTGATTGCATTTGCCTGCTCCATTGTTTTTAAGGCACTAAAAGCTGTAGTTAATGCTGTAACTCCTTTAGATGCAGTGTTGAAAACTTTAACTCCTGCCCAGGCACCCATGAATGATGTCGCAAGTGGAATAACTACACCCATGTTATCTCCAAGCAGTTTTGTAGAAGTGGCCAATACTTTTACTCCACCTTTGCCGGCTACCATAGCCACTTTTCCAAGATTTTCAACAGTATTTATCGCTTCCTTCGGAACAATCTCTTTTATTCCACCTTTTTTCAATTTGTTAGATAAAACCCTTAACTGTGCTGTTCCAACACCGACAGCCTTTGTTAGCGGCGTTTTGATATCTTCATAAATGCCGATTCCAACAGACTCTGCTACTGATCCGAGGTCGTACAATGCTCCTTGCAGATTGTTGTTCATAACATCGGCCTGTTTCTTTGCTGCGCCAGAAGAATTATCAATCGCCTTTTGTAATTTGTTGAAATCAGAATCAGATGCATTAACGATTGCCAACAGACCAGACATTGCTTCCTGTCCTGCGATACTTGAAGCATAAGAAGCTTTCTGACTTTCTGTTAATCCAGAAAATTTTTCTCTCAATTCTGCCATCGTTTCACGAAGTGGCTTCATGGATCCATCAGCTTTTGTTGTGCTGATACCAAGCGCATTTAATGCTGTAGCTGCATCTTTCGGAGGTTTGACAAGTCGCGTAATGATAGATCTCAAAGATGTACCTGCTTGGCTTCCTTTGATTCCTGCATTTGCCATCAGCCCAATTGCTGTAGCTGTATCTTCGATACTATATTTCATGGATCCGGCCAATGGTGCAACATATTTAAAGGTTTCTCCCATCATTGCAACATTGGTGTTAGAACTACTCGATGCTTTCGCTAGTACGTCTGCAAAATGTCCAGAATCCTTTGCTTTCAATCCAAAAGCGGTCATCGAATCTGTTACAATGTCGGATACTGTTCCAAGGTCTTCTCCGGAAGCTGCAGCTAAATTCATAACACCAGACAATCCAGAAACCATCTGATTTGTTTTCCATCCTGCCATAGCCATGTACTTAAGTGCTGTAGCAGATTCCGTAGCAGAAAACTTCGTTGTAGCTCCCATCTGCTTTGCTTTTGCAGATAGCTTTTCCAGGTCTTTTCCAGATGCTCCGGAGATTGCCTGGACCTCACTCATTCCTGCTTCAAAGGACTTACCTACATCGATCGTCTTTTTTGCGGCCGCCACAGATGCAACTCCAATTACTGCTGCAGATTTTTTCATCAGCCCGGCCATCTTTGATGTTGCGCTCTCTGTACTTGCTACTGTACTTTGATTAGATTCTTCCCAAGACTTTTTTGCACCATCTGCACTTTCTTTTGCAGTATCCTTTACCTTTTTATGAGACTGCTGCATCTTCGTAGATGCGGATTCTGTTCCTTTTGCTGCAGTATCAGCTCCTTGCTTTGCTGCCTGTCCTGCTTTCGATGCTGAATCCTTTGCGCTCTTTTCTACTTGTTTTCCAGTTTTCTCTGCTGACTTAGCAACTTCTTCTACACTCTTTTGTGCCTGATCAGAAGCTTTATCTATCTCCTGTGCTGTACTCTTAGACGAAGATTCAACCTCTTTCTTAAGATCATTTAATCCTTTTTCTACACCGGAGTTATCCAGTTTGGTTTCTATTGTAACTGTACCATCTGCCATGTTTTCACCTCATCAAATAACTAAAAATTTAAAGTTTCTAAGCTATTTGACGTCCTGGGTGCTCAACCTGCAGATCCAAGCTCTCGCCTGTTCGCTTCTTCTGACTACTTTCTCGGATTAGTCACATTCCGTTATAGTTTTACGCCTTCTCGGGCAATTTTGGTATAATAAAAGCACCTAGGTTATCCTAGATGCTCCTTTTAATTATTCAATTTTATAAATTTAACAATTGCTTTTTTTTCGCATTAAATTCTTCCTCTGTTAATATTCCTTCTTTCTTTAAATCTGCCAATTTTCTTATCTCATCTGCAATTGATGTAACTTTTGCTGGTTCTGGGGAAATTTTTGAAATCTTCGGATATTTTTTGAGCTCCATTGACAGCTCATCCATAATAGTCTTTAAATTCTTATTATTCTTTCCCATGTCAACAACGCTTCCGAATACTCCTGTTTTAGATGCAGACGTCACTTCTACAATACTTTCTCCATCTTCTGCTGCTTTAACCGTTACTGTCACATTTTCTCCCCACGAAAATGCACTGATACCAGCTTTTAAATAAACCGTTTTTAGTAATTCATCTACAGAATCTACTTTCATCCCATATATATACTGAGATGATTTTTTTAGTGCTTCAAAAACATCTTCTACACTGTAAGGAATCTTCACTGATGAATTATGATCTGCTACTCCCATATCTTTTTCCTCCCGAATATTTTTCTTTAATTATACAATATTAAGAAAATACTCGCAACAAAAGAACGCCTGTCTCCAGACGTTCTCTATATAACATTTATGCCACCTGCTTAAATTGTTCTATCGCAATATCGCAAACAAGATTTGCCACCCTTATTGCCTTTTTATTTCCAACTTCTATCAATTTATCAATCCATTCTTTTCTTAACTCTTTGATTTCGACCTCATTCAACCCTTGCATTTCACAAAGCAGCTCTGATAATAAATCTTTTAATTCATTCATCTACGCCACCTCCTGATAAACAACTTTACACTTGTTAATCTTTCCATTGGATAACTGATATTCAATCATGGTAGGATATCCATTAGTTTCTAGCCATTCTTTTATTTTTCGGAATACGCTGTCCTTATACTGAATTGTAACACCATCATGCCCATTTCTACTGTACGCTGTTTTTACAATTTCATCTTCTGTTACATCCAATTTCTGAATAATTCCACTAACAGCCTTGTCATGTGGTTTCCCATTATTGGACATAATTCCTAACTCTTTAGCAATTCTCGTGCAATCCCATAAAACAGGAATTTCTGAAATCAAAGGTATATTGATTGGATATCCATTATCAGAATAAATCCGCACAACTTCTGCCGCTATGTACTTAGAGTCTACGCCTGCATCATGCAGTGCGCTTTTTACATTCTTAACCATTTGATTTACAGATGGTAGTTTTTCTCTTTTCTTAACACTTTCTTTCCGGATGATTCCATACTGAATCACATCTTCCATATCGTGGAATCGGTTGATGTATTTTGCTGTAAACTCTGTGCCTTTGATTCCTGTTAACTTGTGAGCAATGAACTCGCAGCCTTTCTTTGTAACATCAAAACATTGCAATACTCTTCCTGTTTTGTCTTTATATGTACTGTCTCGAAAAAATTCACTGGGCTCAATTTTGAGCTCAGTCAATTCATAAGTGTATTTTGCGATATCTCGTAATAAATTCTTATGTCTCTTTTCAACCATATCTGCGACTTCTAAACTACTAATTGTCTGTTCTGTCATTTTTAAATCATTCATTCTGTTGCCTTTCTTCCATAAATTGGATATTGATTTTTGCACCAAAATGAAGTAACATTATAATAATGATACCTTTTTGGTGTTATCATCTGGGAATAGCTTGTACCGGCCAAAGTATTCAGCTGTTCCCTTTTTTTGTTTCTAAAGTTCCTCATTTAATTTGCGTATCCCTTCACGTATCGCTGCTGATTCACTCGTTCCATACTTGCGACAATATTCTATAAGTATGCTATCCGTTTCCTCATCAATTCGACACTGAATTTTTCTGTTTTTAGGATTTCTGGTGGGACGTCCTCTTCTTTCATGTGCTAAATCTTCAGTTTTCATTATCTGTATTCTCTTTTCTACTATTTTTCGTAATTATAATATCACTATTTTTCGTAATAGTCAATACTCTTTTTCGTGTTTACAAATATGATTTTTCGTGTTTTAATTATAATATAAATATAAAAGGAGGTGCTTTATGGCATTTGGAAAAGAATTATCTGATATCCTACACCAAGAAAATATGACTGTAAAGGAATTGGCTGAATTAGCAGATATTCCTGTTACTACCCTGTATTCTTTAATTAAACGTGATAACAACACAGTTAATTTGGATTATGTACGTCGCATCTGTGATATATTAGGATCTGATCACGCAAGTCAATTACTTTCAGCTGCTAATCTCTCCAGTTTCATCAACTCTGACGTTACTGCTGCGGTTTTAGCCAGTGGCTCAAAAAGTCCTAACAAACTCAGTGTTAAAAATATCTACACAAAGGAAGAAAAATTACTCCGTCACTATCATGCCTTAAATCCAGAAGGTCAAGATTTATTACGTCGCTACGCCAGGGATTTATATGATCTTCCACGCTATAGAAAGGAAAAAGATTAACCATTGCACAGAGGCTACTTCAATAGTTTTCTGTGCTTTGTCTTCTCCTGCATTTGACTCTAACACATTCTATTTTTTTGTCAAATTTCTTACTCTTTTTTGACATTTTCCATTTGTGCAAATCTCATAATCTTTTTTAAGTTTAATTCCTATTTTTGCATCACCTTTGTGATGCATTTTTCTTCTCAAAATTCTCGATTTACGCATCTTTTTTATGCACATTGCAAGAATTTGACTTTTTTTACAATATTCCTGACAGATCACCGCCATTTAGCAGTATCTGTGTTATCTCATCCTGTCTCTTCTTCTCTTCTTTACTTATATCATCCGGAAGTGCATAGATCTTTTGCATCTCCCTTATCCTTTTTCTCTGTTCTTTGTCAAAATTCTTTAACTCTGCCCCGCGATATCCAATGATCTCACAGATTTTGCAATCATCATGCAGGGCACTAAATAATGACATGAACTTCCACCAATGCAAGAAATCAACTTCAAACAGATCAATCTTATAATCCTGCATAAACCCTGCATTGATATAATCAAAATCATATTCAAAGCTGATCACTTTTTTCTTTGTTTTTGTTTTTGATTGTTTATCTTCCTTACCACAGGAATAAAACCACAGCATTTTTTCCATAGCTTCTTCCAGATCATCCGGAACATTATCTCTATAAAAGAGTTTTAGTGCATCATAATATTTTGCATTTGCGATCGCATCTTTTTCTTCAATATCGATTTCTTTCATCATTTCTTCTGCAAACTTCTTTTGATCATCTGTAACTTCTTTTCCAAAGATAATCTCTTCCACATTCATAATTGTTCTGAAATCAGCATCAATCTTATATGTTTCACTCCCGATATCTACTGACACCGGGAGTTCTCTTCTGATCATTCAGCTCCAATCATCTTGTGCAGATCATTGACTCTCTTTGTATGACCAGCTAACTGTGAATCTCTGATAGAATAAAGCTTCTTAATTGCTTTCGTTCTTTCTGTCAGATCATGTTTTGATGTAAAGATTTCATCAGCGGTGCCATTTCCAAATACCTCGTCAAAAAACTCACTAATGATTTCTGACTCATACGCCACGCCTTCTGCCTTGATTTTTCCATCTTCTGCATTCTTCTCTTCGTACTCACCAAGTTTCTTCCACATTTCCTTTCCTGCATCACTAAATTTTTTCATCATGTCCGCATCCAGGAAATTAAATGCGAGCTTCTTTCCATTCCAAATAAACATATATCTTACTCCTTAATTCCAATTTCAAGCTTCGCTTTCGTTTACTCCGTTGCTGAATCCGGTGTAAATGTCTTTGTCTTTGTATCAAATTTACCCATAACAGGATCTCCTTTGTCGTGAAGTGTTCCCTCAACCTGTAATTCTCCGTCATTATCAGAGAAACTTGAAATTTCAGCAGCTACGGTAAACATACGTGCTTTGAATACTGTCCCAGTGGTATCTCCCTCTACTTTTTCATCCAGATCAACGCGAACAAATTCACGTTCTGCATCCGCTCCTGTTTTTCTCTCTTTACCAATGCTGACCAGATCTTTAATGACCTTTTCGCTTGGAATCTGATCGGCTGTAAATCCGTGCTCACCTTCATAACTTGTAATGCTTGATGTGGATGATTTATCATTGATATATTTTTTACTTGTTGTCTGTGCTCCTGGATCTTCATTTAACTCTGTAAAACCAGTTCCCATAAGTTCGAAGTTTTCTCCTACTTTTAAGTAAGAAGCTTCCTGATAACGCTGTTTTACTGTTTTACTTGCTGTTTCTGCCATTTTATATTCCTCCTAATTTTTGATAATAAATTAACTGACACTGAATCTGGTATTGTGCTTTTGTTGCATCTGCATTAAACACATATCCATTTGTCAGTGCCTGTATTTTAATTGCTCTTTTTCCTTTATCCATTTCCGGAAGTTCGTTGTTAATCGTACATCGTTCCAACCAGTCTGAGAAATCTTCGTAAAACTCCGCTACGTCAATATTCTCTGCAACGTCTGCCCCGAAGTACTCTCTACTTGCCAGGACAAAATTAAAACGGCGTTCTGTGTCACCGTTAATATACCGCCTTTTGATTGGCTGTGATGTTACAGATGCTTCAATCGCATAACTTTTTGTATCCTCCGGAAGATGTTCCACGCCCACCAGATCATCGAATGCTGATAATCCTGGATAGTCCTGGATAAATGCTCTCACACTTGCGATCACACTCATTCTGCTTTACCTCCTACAAAATCTGCAACAGACTGAACAATCTGATCTCCATTGTCTGCCCAACATCTTTGATCCCATTCTTTGCCACGAAGTCCATTCCCTTTGTTCTCGTGATATTGCTTTTGTGCATATGGAGTTACAAACTGGATTGAGTCCACATTTTCTATTGCAGTATCTTTTAATACTCCGGTTAAAAATGGAACATATGGATCCATCTTTCTTCGGAACTCTCCGGTAAAAAATCTTTGTGCGGGTCCACCAACTTGAAGACCTCTTGTCTTTAAGATCTGATCGGGCGAAAGTTCGACTTTAACTTGTGTTCCCATATTTAAGTACCTCCGATTCTCCAATGTGGCAAACTTCCTCTCCGGTTATCCGAAAACGATAATACTTTTCCTGTGTGCTGCTGCTTTAAAAATTCTGATTCTTTCTCAAAATCTTCTAACAATCCTTTTCCAAACAGATCTCCGTTATTGATCGTCCAGTATTTTTCTGCTTCTTCTGCAGATAATTCCCGATACTTATCAGCATCAATGTATTCTTTCCCTTCCGTATCTGCAGATAAAGGAATGCGGATCTGATACATATCTGCAGAACTAAGTCCCTGATCGGTAACAGTTGTCTGCTGCTTTGTGTAAAAACTGACACCTTTGATCTGAGTCTTTAAATAAAGCTTTCGTGCTGTCTTTTTATCAACTCCACGATTGTTATAGATCGTCAGATCTGCATTTGTCATCATATGGTCCACACCCCCTGTACAAGAGTCCCGTATGTGCAAGATAAGGATATGCTGCTTTCTTACAACGATGCTCCACAGTGCCTGTTGTTTTGCTCTGACTCGTCACAAAACTTACGCTGTATCCATCGTTGTTCTCACTTGCAATCTCCCTTCCTGCATCATCTTTTCTCATTCCATCCTGATACATCACATCTGCTATCGCACATGTGGCCAAGCTTACCTCTTCTGGAATCTCTGTCATATCATCGACTCTGGAAAAAGTAAGAAACTTCACAAAGATACTCGCCTTTAAGATCATACTAGGGAAAGCTTTCTCCGGTATGATCTCGCCATGAAATGTATTTTCATAAAAATCCCTGTCTGCATATTCCACCATACCGGATCACCGCCTACCCTCTGGAAATGATTCTTGCGATTGGAATTGCTTTGTGATCGATCACTTTCTTATCGGAATTTGTTTTTCCGTTATCAACCAGTGTCCAGTTAGATCCATCAGCAAGTTCTGCATCTGTTGGGGATTTTGCAGCCATAGATTTTCTAGTAAACGAAATTCCGTATGGTGCAAATACTTTTCTCTGTCTCATATACAGAGTATCTTCTCCACCATGTGTTTTTGGATCACGATGCATTTCATATGGCACCTTTGCGCCGATATCTTCATAGTCAAAAGCCCCATCACCTAATACATAAGTTGTATATTTTGTGTAAGCTTCCTGTGCTGCAACATAACCAGACTCTCCCTTTGTTCCACTTTCTTCTACTGCAGCAACTTCTTCTGCTGGCATGGAATCATCGATCAGAACCAGACGACCATTCCATGTCGCAAGAGTTAAGTCTCTTTCAACTCCATTTGCATCTGTCTGTGTCATGTATTTTAACAGCTTCAGATTTTCAAGGTTTGTTGCTACCGCACTGTGCATGATCGCGATCGTAAACTTAGACTTATTATCTCCTGCTGCTTTCTGTAAAGCTGTATTTAACGTGTCAGCCTGTACAACGTTCTTTACGTTTCCATCTTTGTCAGTTGCTGTTACTTCTGTGATATCAGATGTATGTTTATCAACAAAGACTTTGTTTTCTTTTCCGGTCATTGCAAAGACACCATCCAGAATCTTTACTAATGTTGTCTGATCAAGATCAGCTTTGTAATCATTGACCTGTGCTGCAACATTGTCCATAAAACTTACACCACCTGTAACATCTTCTGAAAAGTCTCGCTCAGTCCATCCTTTCATACGACCAACTACAACAACACCTCTTTCAAATGTGTCTGTGTTTTCAGACTTAAGATCTGTCTCACCATCATAGTTCTGTGCTGCTCCACCGATCAGACCATGCATTGGCAATACTGCATATACTGTTCCTGTCTGAGAACTGAACGTGTTTTTGATATCCTGATTACCTTTTAGGGCTCTGGACTTGATCAGCTCGTTCTTTTTTAAATTTGGAATCCTCTCTGTGTAGGCACCGAATGCCTGAGGATTGAATGATTTAGAATCAAATTTTTCTCCTGCCATTTTTTACTCCTTTATTTAAATCTCTGCTCCGGGATTCTGTTCCATATAGTCACAGAGTTCCGAATATGTCATTTCACTTGGTTTCTTTCCACCAATACCGCCAGAACCACCATTTGTTCCTTTAACGATCGTTGGTGCAGGTTCATCACTTTCGAACAAAAAGCCGTTTTCTTCCTTGATCTGTGACAGCTGTTCATCTAAACCGATGATCTTTCCATCGTTTAATTTCAGTCCATCCATATCAAGTAATGCCTTGACCGCTTTGCTATTTCTAGCTCTCGCTCCTGTCAATGCTGCAGATAATGCATAATCAAATTTCAATTCTGAAATCTGGGCATCTGCATCACTCTTTGCTTTCTCAGCTTTCTCTTTCCAGTCATCTGCTGCCTGCTTGATGCCGTCAATGTCCATGTCCCTAAACTTCTGAATTTCTTCATTTGCATCGTTTACCTGAGTTTCAAGACTTTCTGATTTCAGCTTGTAGCTGTCTCGCTCCTGAGTGATCTTTTCTGATTTCTTCTGTTCTGCAGCGATATCTTTTCCGTTTTCAGCCATGATCTTATCGATCACTTCCTGGGAAAGATTTAAACCTTTTAAAAAATCTGTTTTCATGTTGCTCGTTCTCCTTTCGTATTAGGTTGTTTTAGGCGTGTAACCGACCGCCACGAACCGACTGTTTAAGGTCTGATCAGCTGACCAATGTTGTTTCTTTGCATAAAAATAACACCCAGATCTCTCTGCGTGTCTTCTGCAGCTTAACCCTGCTGCCGGGAGATATTTGGATCACCGTCCTTTCTATTCTGTTGACTTCATGCTGCACTGCTCCTTTCTTAAAATTTCGTATAAAAATACCACCTGATATTGATCAGATGGTACATATTTATAGACCTGGCGTTATATCCTTGATTCCTTTCACGGCATTATATACTTTTTTCATCATTGAATTTTCCTGTAAATACTCAAGACCTTTTAATGTAATTCTAACATCACTTGCATTGATCCTTGTTGCTCCTGTGATATCACGTTTCATACTTACACCCTTGATATATCCGACATCAACCATCATCTCTATATATCGTGCCCAGCGTTCTTTGGAAACCCCTAAGGCTTCCGGCCCAACATCGTTGATATCAAATTCTGGATAATCCATTGCTTTTTCCAATGCTGATAAGATTTTATATACAGCTTTAAAGTTATCCATTGTTCTCACCTTTCGCTTTTTCTACTTTATCTTTTATCAACTGATACCATCCATTGTTTTCGTTATCAAAATATGGGCAGTTATAATCTTTGGCCTTTAAGTGTTTGTTTGGTATCTTCCCGTATACTTTGCATAAAGTTTCATAACCTTTTTCATCAAAATCTGCTTTTCTGCATGCATGGCATATTGGTATAGGACTTGTCACTTTTGCCATTCCAGGAAAGTCATCAAAACTCGGACCTATTTCTATTTCTTGTTTCACACCATTTTCATCATAATAATATCCTATTCCACTCATAAAACAGCCTCCGCTTTGATATAGTATCTGTCCTTTTCTTTATTTACACTTTTTATTTTATACTGAAAGCCTCGTTTAAACAACACTTCTTCTTGATTTTTGTATTTTTCAGTTGCGACATCTTTTATATATAAACAGCCTTTATACCCTTTAGGGATCTCAATTTCAAGATGAACATTTCTACCCTGATACATTATGTCATGAAAAGATGTAGATGTATAACCTTTATTCGTTAAGGTCATTCCATTCATTCTTTTTATATCCTCTTCGGAATATTGAAAACCTTTTGGAAATGCATTTAAATATTCTGGAATCGTATCACGATGAACTACCATTTTGTGTTCTACAGTACCTTTACTTAATGCAGAATCCAACAGGTCCATAAATCCTTTTTCCTGATCAATTCTTTGCTGTTTTCCAGAATATATTGCACTGTTCACTCGGTTTGCTGCATTACCAGTATATCTCAAGATCGCTTTCTTTTCTTCATTCGTCAGTTTTTCTAACTGTTTAGACATTTGATTCTTAAAGGTATTCTTTCGATCTTGCCATACAGCCTTCTGCGCAACGCTCCGATTGAATCCAACGATATCTCCTGCTTTATTCTTCACTGCATAGATCTGAACTCTGGCAGACTCATATCGCCTTCCTGTTTCCTTGCAGAAAGCTTTCAGTGCTGCTTCCTGTTTCTTTAATCTTACAGATTCTTCATTGAACCGATTCTGTAAAGTATTTTTTAAGGTATCATCTTTCGCTTCACTGATCGCTGAATTATATCCAGCAAGTTTCCTCTTTGTCTCTCTGATCTGTCGTTCATGACCTCTCTGCATCTGACTTGCTTCATACTCTGTAAATTGTTTGTCGTTGTATGTCACGCTCTTTGCAGAATAATTATCGATCATTTCTTGTGTATATGCTTGTGTCGATATGCCAGGAAAATATGCATGGAAGTTGTGCCGGCAGTTCCAACCGCACAATCCTGGTCCTGTTCCATATCCTGTTGCTTCATAGAAGTTTTCATACTTCAGATCCGTTCCAGATAAACAAAAGACCTTCCCTTGCCATACGGCATGTTCCGGTCTTGCTCCTTCATGTGCGGTTGTTTCAACATAATCACAATTCTGATCTTTTGCATACTGCAGATTCATTTCTGCTGCAGTCTGGTTTACTCCGGTAAGTACAGCTCTTCTTACCGCGACATCTAATTTATCGACATGCTGTGACGGATATAAGACTTCTGTTCCCTGCACTGCTGCCTCTTTGATCGCATCTGCAATGGCTTTGTCATAACTAAACGCTCCGGTACTTACTTTCATCTGTGCCTTATTGCATGCCTGGATAAAAGCAGATTGTGTTTTAACAGCTGTTGTCATTGTCAGGTTATCTAATTCCTGGCATGTCTTTCTGACGTTTGCCTGCAGAATCCTTTGCATACCATTTGACTGTTCAAGTTTAACAATGGCTTCTTTCCCTGCCTGTTTGTAATAGACAGCTTCATTTTTTAAGTTTCTGACTCCTGCTTCCTGGTACATCCGCTCAACTTCTCGATTCTGGTACCCCGATACCTGACTTACTCGCTTGATCGTATCTTTATAAACAAGACCTGCATTCTGTAAAACCTCCGCCTGATGCTTTGTCGATTCGGATACATTTCCCATTTTGACGATCCTTTTTGCCATATCAGATATGATTGCTATTGTCAGAGTATCTATAATACCAAGTAACTGATCAGAGAAGCGTTCCAAATACTTCGGATCAAGCATCTGTGATCACCTACTCTTCCTGGATATTGAAGCGATCATCCTGTACCGGCATCATTTTCAATGCTTCTTCCTCAGAAACGCCATACTTGGCCGCAATGTATATTTCTTTTCGGATCAGTCCTGCTGTTGCATCCTGCTGCATACTCTGCAGTTCCTGTTCTTTGTCGATCACAATGGAGTCATCCCAATCAAAACTGACCTCATACTTCTTACCGCCATTTAGATTTGAAAGTTGTGCGATCACATCCATTGCATAGATTAATTGTTCTAATGCTTTCTGCAAAGCTTTTTGAATATCAGATACTGTGCTGTATGATCGTTGTTTACTTGTCTTAATCTCTTCTGCAGTCTTATCAACTGTGTTCAGATCGCTCAGAGTTCCATATGCCAATCCAGAATTAAACTCTACCCTACGAAGAATCGCATTAAATCCATTGATAAGGCTCTCATCACGGATCGGCGGTGCAAATACCTTGTACTGCTCCTTATCATCGTCAAAATCCATCATTCGGAAAAGTCTTTCTTTTCCTTTTGGAAGGTCAAATTCTCCGTTTTCTTTTCGCTTAAATAAGCTAACGTCTCCATCAATTGCTAATTCAGATCCCTCAAATTCCCATAATATCCTCGTCCATTGATAATCCGCTTCTTTGATGTCATCTACCGCTCTGGAATATACAGATACTCCCAACGGAGATGAATCATCAATATTGTTTGCGTTTGGAATCTTAAAGTATGCGAATAACGGCTTCTTCACGTTTATGATTGTCACTGCTTCTTCAAGATTGGCCCACTCTGGTACAGCACTAAGCGGTACTTCTTTTCCCAATACCTCAACATTATCAAGATCCTGCCTTACAAAAGCCTTATTCATAATATGATATGTCGTGTTCTCATCGTGTTGATGATATTCCAGTCTTGTATATACCTGTTTCCCGATCGTTACGGTTTCCATAAAAACCGCTGCAATAACTTCCCCTCTGGAATTGAATTTCGTTGGGAAAAAGTGATCAGCTTGAACCATGTCAACTTCTATATGCCCGTCGGATACATAAGGCTTCATTGCAAGTCCACCCTTTGCACAGGCATATTCGGTATATGTTCGTATGTTCTCGATCACAGTCTGATATTCATCATTTATGAAATTATTTCCTGTGATTTCTGTCTTTAGTTCTAACGTAACAAGCCTTGCAAATTCTCCAGCAATGGCAGCAGGTAATCCGCAAAGCTTTAGATCTTTTCTTTTCCACGGCGGTTTATTTTTATACATCTTCGACCAGAGATCAATCTGTCTTGCCATTTCATCCGATACAGCAATATCAACTCCGATCGCATCCTTAATGTTTTCTTTTCCAAGCATTTTTCTTATCACCTGCCTTATTCGCTCAATAATTTCTTTTATCATTTAATCAACTCCATTTTCGTTCACGTCTTACGATCGTGTAAGCAAAATATCTCACTGCATCCATGCAATGATCATGCTGCTTCACTGGTTTATCTTCTCCACGTTCCAAAGCTTTATCATCCCAGATGTAAGAGCCGAACTCTTTGATTGTTTCTTTACAATTCTCTGAGAACAGCAATAAACCAAGATTTAATAAGTTCCCGACAAAACGGATACCATCAAGCACATCATTCTTTGCTTTCTTAACCTTAAATCCTCGTTTCTTAAGCTCTGCGATAAAGGATGCTGCTGCCGGATCGACAATGATCGATTCAACATTGATTCCTTCCAGGAACTCTTCCATGTCATCCGCATACTCTCCATCTGTCTTCTGTGTAGTCTCATCTCGGCCAGAATAGTAATATTCTTTCGTAGCAACCCACTGACCTTTCTGGTTCTTCTCCCATAAAAGATATACTGTAGCATTCTGTGTACCATAATCGACACTGACGTATTTACTGCCGATTGTTGATTGTTTTTCTGATGTGACATGCTTTTCTACATCAAACATGTCATAGATGATTCCCTCAGCTACGGCCCACAGACCTAAGATATATCGTTTGTAAAACACCCCGGTATACATTGCCCGGTATCGTGCTTTAATTCGCTCAGATAGGCTCAGATTGTCATCCATCGTGAAATGCAGATAAACAAGTTTCTTTTCATCTGCACGATCGATCCAATTGGTTTTAAACCAGTGGTACGGCCCATCTGGGTTACAGTTAAACCAATACTTAGATCCATCCACAGAACAACGTCCTGTTGCCTGGTTAACAAAAGATTCAGGCATCAATGCCACTTCATCGAAAAAGACTCCTGCAAGTGTGATACCCTGTATCAAGTCCTGTGATCGCTCATCCTTGCCGCCAAAGATATAGAAGTAGTTCTCTTTGCCACCTCTCCGAATAACAACTAAGTTATCAGCTCTGTGATCTTCGACATGATACCCTCGACTCTTAAGCATGAGCTTTAACCAGAAAAGTACGTTTCTCCGGAAAGAACCAATTGTCTTACCGCACATACCGAAATTCTGGCCGTTGAATGTTTCCATTGCCCACATTGCAAAGGATAAACACATAGAAACAGTTTTTCCCGATCGGATAGCTCCATCTGCTATGATTCCATCCTGATCATGTACGGGTGAATTTGGTAGCCACCATGTAAGTATCTTCTTCTGCTTCCTACTAAACGGACGAAACTTAAAGACAGCTTTCTTTATTCTTCTTCCCATACATCCGCCACCTCACCTTTTAAGGCTTCGATGAATCCATCGTCTTCTGTCTCTTCTTCAGATGTTCCGGACATGATCGCTGTCTTAGCTCTAATCTGCTCAATCTTAGCTTTCTGTTCAGCTGTAGCAATATCCATGTGATCTGCTAACCAGTCGATTGCTTTCATGCGATCTGCAAGTTTTACGCTCACACCATCACGGCCCTGCTTCACTTCTGTGATCAATGTCCCGTCAACTTGATCTGATTCTTTTAATCGGACACTGTTGATCATTCTTGGACCATAATCAGTTTCAATCTCTTCTTGTCCAAACGACATATAATCGTTCATGTCTGCAAACGCAATGTCCATGTATTTCTGAAAGATATCTTCCTGTTTAAGCATTTCTCTGTTCATGTGATTCTGCTTTAACTGCTCAATTGTTTCTCTGATCAGCTGATTCTTCATAAGCCTGCTGCCTAATACTGCAGCAGACGCATAAGTGCATCCTGGATAAGCTTTCATATATGCTTTCGTGTAGTTAAACATCCTCGATTGATACAAACAAAAAAGCTGTTGCTGATCGGTAAGTCCATCGTTGATCACGACCTGACTTACATCCTCTGCAACGGCTTCTTTTTTGTGTGCACCCTTTTTATTTTGTGTGCACCCCTTTTGTGTACTTTTCGTCTTTTTATTCCTCGACCACGCGTATCGTTTCTTCCACGATTTCACAGTATTAATCGAGACTCCATACTTGGCAGCAATGTCTTTATACTTCATTCCGGCCACATAATCGGATTCTGCCAATATGTAGTTTTTTTCTTCGTTCACACATTACCACCTTCTTTCTTGTTTCTTAAATGGACCTCCAGGGACTCGAACCCTGGACCGATCGGTTATGAGCCGACTGCTCTGACCTGCTGAGCTAGAGGTCCTTAAATTTATACACGAAAAAAGCACCCGAAGGTGCCTTAATTCAATATTTTATTCTTCTTTATACATCTCTAAAAACATCTCATATGTACATGTTTTACTACTGCTAGTAACTTTAAAAATTTTATATTCCATGTACTGAAGAAGATTGACCCTATTATCTATTATTTCTTTCAAATCTTCATCAGAAAAGGTAATTATAATTTGATCTTTTTTAGAACGTGAATGTGTTAAATAGTGTTCTCTTGCAGTAGTAAAACATGTTGATGTTACATCTTTTCTGGCCCAAATAATTCCAAGTTTTGCATCATTGGTATCTATAATACTTAATAATTTATTACAGTAATTATTATCTGGCTTTTTCTTAAGCTCATTTTTACATTCGATAATAAAATAAGGAGCTAGAGTGTTAAACACTGAAGGGTACAGAGTACTAATGCCACACAATGCTGTACAATCAAATTGATTTGTTCCCGTACGTACTTTGTCACTAACCCTGACATATTTAATATGCCCAATGATCTCTAATACTAATTTTTCCAGTGCACTTCCTTTAGATGTTGTATTTTTCCCATAATCAGCATTTAGTTTACTTCTCAAACGCTTAAATTCTTTGTATGCCGATTCATCTGGAGAATAAAACGCTTCATACAAAGTACTATTTTTACTCAAAAGTGAATCAGCACGATTAAAATTTATATCATTACCTTGCTTAAACCCTAATCTTTTAACAATAGCTTTTGCAATCTCTTCTTCTGTGACATCTGGATGCTTTATAACTTTATATGCCTCATAAATATTATTTGGCTGAACGTCCTTCATTTCCTCACAATCGCTACAATACACACCCTCTACCAGTCTACTCGCTATTTCATCTTTTGAAATAACATCTATAATGAAATCACAATCAGGGCATTTTACCAAATAGTATTTTTCTAATATGCCCTTTCCCTCTGCAAATTTTAACATGAGATCAGCCAACATATATTTTACACCCAGTCTAGAGGATACTACCGATGCTGTAATATTTTTTTGATTATTTTCAGGCAGTGTTGTAAGCCAATAATCAAAATTTTCTACAAATTCAGGGTTAAAAACATCTTTAGCTTCTAAAAATTGTTTGTAAAACATTTTGTATGTCTCCCTCCTCTGCATATTGTCTAAACTTTATATATCCGTAGTTTTTTCTTACACCAAATTGAACTTCCAACGGATTGCCCTTCTGATATGCTTCATCCTGCCTCTTGAATACGAGATCCAACTTTTTGCATTGTTTGCTTTTTATTACTGACTTTTTACCATCAAAAAAGGCTTCTGTGCACTGTAAAGGAACAGTCCTGTTTGAAGCTGTATCTACTCTTGTTAATTCCACCTCATCATCTGCCCTGACTTTAGTCAAATAAGCTGCTCTGTCGTTTTTAAAGATATCTTCATTATTCCCATTAATGGAAACAAACTTTTCTATAAGTATATTCGCATCCAATCTTGCTTTGTCCATATTTCTAGGATTTAGTCCTAATTCTGAAAAGAATCCATTAACAAACGATTCAACCCGTTCTTGCTCTTTATTAACCATCTCCTCTACTTTTTCTGGTGTGAAGGAATAAAGATTGTAAATATTGTATAATTTTTCATAAACATATCTCTTTACAATTGCTGGCTCCCTTTCTGTTTCAGCATCTAACAACTCTATAACAGCATCTATCGCAGTAACTGCGTAGTCCATACTATTAACTCCATTTTGAGTTACCAATATATCATCTTCGCACTTGTAATACATTGTAGTTTTTGCTTTTCCCCTACTCACTACAAAGCCCTCATCCAAATAAACATCAACAAAAACAGGAAATGGGACCAAATCTCCAGTTCCTCCAGCCTCACCACATAAAAATAATCTGGAAAATACAAATTCGATCTTACTTACTAATCCATTCTCGTTTGTCTTTATCTGATAGTCTATTAGCTCCCGCTCTTGTGTATTCCTATAGTGTAAGATATTAGACTTTGGGCAATCTGGATACTTTTCGTCTATTTTATTTTTAACTAAGTCCGGATTTTTATTCCACTCCTTAATATTTTGAATCTGTCTATAGCAAAGGTCTTTTGTTCCTTCTTTGATCACTTTTAACAAGAAACTTTCTACTTTTTGAGCCTTTTCATCATCTTCATTTGAATACTCTTCTAATGCATGAATATAGTCCGCTCTATTTTCGACCAAACTTATGTTGTTTGATTTTAAAAATTTCCGCATAACTGGATTTTGTAAATAGTCATCTCTATCAATAAAATGTGGTATGTTCACTTTTAAATCCCCCAATTTTTTTCTTTCATCATACCACAATAATTTTAGATATTCGACAAAAATACACAAAAAGAACACCGTATCTCTACGATGCTCAAAAAAAAATTATACGGGGGAACAAATTGATTATTATCTATTCGTTCTAGAATAACTATACCATATTTTTACCGTGTCATTCTATGTCATCTTGCGAAATCTGAAAGTTAGCCAATGCTTTTGAGTGGATTCTATGAATCTGTTTCCACCCATATCCAACTTCTATACAAATATCCTCCCACTTCATAAATCGAATATATCTCAGATATAATACTCTGCTTTGAACACCATCGTTTACATCTGCAATTCTACCTTCAATCTCCAATCTGATTTCTTGCATATCTCTCTTCTTGTTTATGATCTTGCTTAAGATTTTATCAAGTCGAACAATGTAATTGGATAGATCCGACTGATTGTGAGCCTTTGGCATGTCTGAATACTCGATTGCTCGTGGTCCATCCATCTCTAGCCGTAGCTGTTGTTCCTGTTCTTGAAGAGACTCATACTTTCTAACCGCATTTTTATATCGATTCAGGTACTCTTTTTTCTTCTCGTTCTTTTCTTTCTCTGTCATTTCTTGTCCTCTCACATAAATCAATTAACTGCTGCCTAATTCCGTCTAAGTATTCGTTATAGTTTACCCGATCGGTACAAATGCCCATGCAGATTATTTCTGCACAGGCTTTGCATGGATCTACCATATCTTTCTTCCACCTTTTTGCTTCATCAGGTTTCTTTTGTAAAACTTCCCTTTGGTTGTCGAATAGTATTTGTCTTTATCTTCTTTTTTCTTTTGTCTTATTGCCTGCATACTTAACTTCCATGCAGTAAATCCAGTGCATTTCTTTCTACATGCAACTCTCTTCTCTCCATCTGCTTTATGATCACAGTTTACGCATGGACAATCTTGATATCCCATTTATGTATCACTCCTTATAATTTTTCAGTGGGCATAAAACGCATGCTCCTGCACTTGTTTTGTCAAAATGTGCTGTCATTTTTGCATACACGCAATAACCGTCGCACATTTCTTGTTTTACTTTTTTCAGGTCGTCGTTTACTGTTATTACTCCTGTCAGCTTATCAGTAATTGATACTTCCCTTGTCATAGTTCATCCCTCTCTTTCGCTGCAGCACAGAGTGACATAACTGCCACTCCTGCAACTGCTCCGATAACTAATCCACTTAAAAATCCAATGATCATAGATTAACCCTCCATTATATTTTCAAACCTGTATTTTTGCTTTGCATCAGGATATTTTTCGTGATCTACTTCACTCATAAACATTTCTAATGGTCTTGCATAGATTCTTTGCATTTCTTTTGTAGCAGCATATACTACAAGCAATTCATTTGTCTCTGTATGGCGAGCAACATTAAGGACAACATATAAGTTCCCTTTAAAGTGTTTGTACACTTCGTAAGGTTTCGGCATGTGTCTTCCATTTAACATTTTTGCCACTACCTCTATTTTTTCTCTTGTATTTTCCATATTCTCTGGTCTCCTTTCTCGCATACTGTTAGTCGCTCCACATATTTAATAAGCCGTCAATGTCTCTTTCTAATTCGTAATAATCATCTTCGATTTTGCTTCTTAAAATTTCATATAAAGCATTTATACTTGTTAAACACAACATATTTTCTTGATATATTACATAATTTGGTGTTATTCCATCATCTTTGTACAGACAATCAAATGCGATAACGTATATTTCATCTACCTCATTTATATCTATACATTCTTTTGATTCCTCTTTGTCTCTATATACTTTTCTAAAAATCTTTTCATAAAATCTTACTAAGATTGCTACTACCTCTTCGTCGTTTATACAATTATCGCTGATTCTTTCTGGATGGCTCATAATTGTATAAATAGCTGCCTTTTTGCATGCGTCCTTGAATTGTGCCTTTGTAATCATATTCTCTTCTCCTTCCAGCTGATACATCAACTGTTGTATTGTTCTATTAGTTGATGTATTAGTTGATATATTAGTTGTTCCTTAACTTTCTTTAACAATTGCTGATCTTGATGACTCTCTGCCCTCTGTCATACTGATTAAGTATCTGTTCTAATATGTTTTCTGCTTCTTCCCTTGTCTTGCATGTCTTAACAGTTTCATCTGTTTCTTCTGTCATCTCACATTTAACAAGGTATTCCTTTTTCCCTTCTTTGTACTGATGCTCATATATCCATATACTTCTGACATATCGTATATTCACAATCGTTTTATCTTCGACTTGTATTAACATAGATCTCCACTATCTCCTTTCCTTTTCACACCAGACACATCCCTTGTCACACTTGATCCGAACCCTTAGCTTCTGTTGCTTGTCCGGACACAGCTTCATGTCCTTAATTGACTTGCCTGTGATCTCACAGATGTAGCCTTTAAATTCTTTCTTGTTTATCATTATTTTCTCCTCCATGCCATCACTACATCGTTCTTTCTAAGATTTAATTTAATGTTGTTTTCTTCTCTGACCTGCTCGATCATATCAATCCATGTCACATTTCCTGTTTCTAAACACTCTGTTTTGTCATTGAATCTTTTTTTGAATCGATCTAATCTCTTAGTTCCGAAATCAAATTCATCTTTCAAAACTATAAGACTCATAATCAATACAGTATCTAAAATCTGTAGTGTTGCATCTCTAAAATCCTGGTCAAGTTCTCTTGGATCTATTAGTGTTCGAAGCCCTGCAAGATTTCTCTGTCTTGTTACTCTCTGTAGCTCTTCTAATCCTTTTTCTTTTGCTATTTTGTCACAGAACACAATTCCTTCATTTCTGCCCTGCATTATATAATCTTGTTTACTCATACTATCTACCTATCTCAGACAGCTTAACTTTCTACCTGAAACAGCTTATACTGATCACTTTCTACTTATTCTTTGCTTGATCATATAAACTGCTGTGATTCTTCGTTTCGTGATTTGTTGAAAAATTGTAATACCAAATCTAGTTTGTGAAAAATAAAAAATACAAAAAACCTGAAAAAATATGTTTATGTTTGCTTGCTTCGTTAATAGTTACTTGAAGAATCTTAATCAGATAGAAAATTAAGCTGTCTGATCATACTCCTTTACTTATGGTATCCGGCACAATTGCCTATATAGTGCCATCTTAAATCCTTGCACTTTGTCTCGTTTGCCCCCCCCTGTTATCTCAGGGTAAAAACGCTTATACCACTTCATCAGTGTCTTATGATCGATGCCTGATGTTCTGCTGATCTCATTTGTTGACATACCATGTTGGATCCATAACTGTACAACACGTCTTTTAAATCCTTTGCTGTAATCTGCCATCAGTTCTCCTTTCTGCCCACTGCCTTAGGCAGCAGGCTCATGGCTTATACTGGCTGTTTCTTATGCGGTTAATAGTTACTGTGGTATATAATTCAGTCCATCCGGCTGATCTCTGTCCGCATATGTGATCATCTTTTTACGTCCTGTCGCTTAAGATCATCCCGAAACCCACAACTACCACGACTATTACTACGACTTTTAACAACAATCTTGGGTTGTTGGTTACTACGGACAGAGATCAACCGGATGCCTTTATTTACTTACTCAACTTTGTGATACAGTGCCACATGCCGATCTGTCCGGCTGTCATATCGCTTGCCGATCACTTCAACAAGTCCTTCCTGAGTCAGCTCTGTTAACCTTGGCTGTACCTGCTGCCGTGTTGGTTCTGTCACCAGTCCGTGCCTGTGCATTACCACAGCGATCTCTCTTGCAGTCATATTTCCGTAAGATAATTCATTCAGGATATTGTTACGGATTACCTGCTTATCCACCTTCTCGTGGCTTTCTCTTTGAGTCTGCTTTGTTATTACTCTGCTCCGGAGTGTGGTTTCACATCCGAAGAAATTCATCTGCTCCATCTCGTCTATCCTCCAAACTGCTTCTCAAACAGCTGCTGCTCCAAAGAATCAAAATCATAATCCCTTTGACATTCCAATTTTCCCGGAGCTTTTTCGTTCTGTATTCTTTCAGGTCTTTCGTAATTGGAATCCAGGTAATCTATGTATCCAGAGTTAAAAAACGTGCTGCCATTTTGGGGTTTTCTCCAGTCATCTAACGCCAAGTCCGCCTTGTATCGGTCAATGGCACGACTTAATTCGTCGAATCCGATATCAAGTAAACGCCTCTTATTGGCATCTGAGACTTTCCCCTTCCCACGTTTCTGAGGGTATAATTTCCAAACTCTCTCAAACAGTGCATCTGCTTCAGATTTGCACATAGTATTTTTATTTATATCTTTCTCTTTATCTTTATTCTTTATCTTTATCGGCTTTTTTTGGTTTTTAGTTTTTTTTTCGGTTTCTTCAAAACCCATTGGGTTTTTTGGGTTTTCTTCTGAGTCATTTTCCTTTTTAGGTCTTCCGCCCTTTTTCCCATTTTCCCGATTAGAACTGCATCGATTTTCATACTTCTTTGAATCGCGATCCATCTGGCTTTGTATAAATGAAAATGCCATCATGGATATTCCATCAAGTTCTGGAACAACTCCTGATTCAGAGTAATCAATCAGTGCCATCAATAACTGACCTCTCTGCTCATCTGTCAGTAATTTTAACGGTTCCCGATATTCATGGTAGATCAGGAAGCTGCTCTTTTGCTTCATGTGATCACCTCGTTATTCGTAAATCGTACAGATCTCCATATTTCTTCAGAAACATCTTCTTCTTGATCTTAAAAACATCTGTCTCCATGCCCTTCACGTCTTCAATCACACCCCTGTTTACTGTGCGATCAAAGCAAGCAAAGTCTGCTCTGTATGTGATCGCTCTGAACATCCTACCTTGATAAATAAATTTATCCTGAAGGACCACGATCGGCTGTAATTCCAGATGTGAGATCTCTCCTGCTGTTTCTAACAGCTTTAATTCCTGATATCTTTCTGCTTCTCTGATGCTGTCAAACTTGATCCCATCCACTATCGTTTTGTGATTGTTGTACTTGTTGGGTCTGTTGTAATTCTTCCAAGCCATTCTCCTGCTCCTTTACTATGATTCCATAAACCTTGTACTTTTCCTGGAAAGCTTTCTCTCCGATCGTATGATCTTCTGTATGATGCGTTCTGCATAGACATATCTTTCTGTACTCGCTGTCATCTATACTCCTGCGATCATTCCCCATGCCGATCTTGTCAACGTGATGTATTTCACCTTTGCGACCACAGATCGCACATACACGATTCTTGATGCAATAATACAGATATCTTCCAATATCATCCGTTCTATTGATTGCTAAATCTGACAATGGGATTCCCTGTTCCAAGCAGAACTCCAACAGCATTGAGATAAACTCACGTGCTGTATCTACTGTGCATGTTCCTAAAGAGAAATAATCATTTCCTGTCCGTATGATATATTCATACTTCATAATCTCTTTCATCTGCTCTGGAAGATAACCGGTATAGTCTGCAATGTCTCTGATCGTTGCGTATGCCTTTTTTCTCTGTGCGTTGGTTATTGTTCTGCCATCATCTAGCCGAAGCTCCACATCACGGATTCGCTTATCCAGAATCGTATTAAACAGATTTTTCTCTGGAACAAAGACTTTCATCTCTGTTCCTTCGATATCTGATCTGATTCCTGTTATCTTTGCAAGTTCATGCATTACTTAGTCTCTTCTTCCTTTGGCGGTCTTGTATCATAAAGAAATACTCTTTTCTTTGTTGTTTTATTCTTGATTGATAATGCAACAATTTTTTTCTTCTCTATGATGACCTGTTCTACATAAAATCCATCATATGTAGTCAGTTTTCCATTCCTTCCTTCTTTGAGATTTACATGCTTAGCCGGAATCCATATATCTGGTGCAGTGTATAATTCTCTGCCAATTCCTAAATTAAAGCATGCTCTCTTGAAGCTGTCCGATGCCTGTCCTTTTTCTTTTGCTGTATATGATTCAATGCCTACATCTTGTTTGTATATCCATTCTTTTTTCTGATCATCATAGACCTCAACCGTGCAAAAAAGATTTCCACCGATCACTTCATGAGATCTTCTCCATCCTGTGACTCCCAGTGTTTCATCCAGAATGTTCATATCACATCTTGCATCCTTATAAAGCAACAAAGAACATCCATTTTCGTTAACTGTTGCAACTCTGCATTCAATTTCATCTTCGTTTAGATCTCTGAATTTCATGTGTTTCTCCTATCTGATCCTTAGACTTTTGGTCTGAACTAATTCAATGTTTTCAGTAAACATTGCTCCTTCTTTAAGTGCTTTGATTAATCCTTTTCTGTCAATCTTGTCTGGTTGTTTAACTCGGTATTCTTCTGGTACCAGTGATTCATCTTTGATCCTTACATTTGGTGGATTTTTTTGGATTCCAAAGCTGAATAATGCCGTCTTGAATTTTGTCTTGCCAGTTTCAATCATTGCATTTTCAAGATTCTGCTTAATTGTTTTCTTGTTGTTTACCACAACTCTTTTCATGTCAGTCAAACGTTTAATTTCACTATCGATCAATGCTTCTTTACCATCCAGGGAACAAAGAACTTTTGCATACCCATCTGCCTTGTCTTCAAATTCATAGTCCATTCCTTCCAAAGTGTCTTTGATATCTGCCTGCGTCAGATTCTGTTCTTCTGCCATATCAAGCAGTTCTTTGTATTCTGCTGTCAGTTCATATAATGTCGCCATTTTATTTATCTCCTTCTTTAGTTGTTACCACTTTTGATAATCCATATTTTACTTTTAAAGCCGCTTGAATCATTTGAACATTAGTCTTTTGACCGTCATCCAAATCCTTTTCCAGAGTTTCTGCAATAAATTTAAGAACAGCAACGGTAATGTCATTTGCAGCCGCAGGAACCGGATTTACACAACCGCCGATTTCAAACAAAATGATATCAACAACTTCTTCTATTTTGTCTGCTGCTGTGTCTACAAGACCTAACTCTCTTAATAAACAACTTTCGAGAATTTTTTCTCTTACTTTCCGCCTTGTTTCATTCTTCATTGCCACTTCCTCTTCTTTCTTCTAATAGTTCGATCAATCTCTCTTTGCACTTGATTGCTCGTTCTTTTTGCTGATGACCCCAATAGTCTCCTAAATAAAAACTGAATTTCTCTTTTCTGCCCTCTTCTTCTGACCATCCATCTGGGGAAATCTCAACATCTAACTGTGCAACATGTCCATAAAAATCAACAAATACTGTAGGTCCTAAACATCTGCCTTTCTTTCTATGTTCTACTTTCCCATCTTCTCCTTCTTGGATTTTCATACATAACGCAAAAATCTCTTGTGCAAGTTTTATTGGTTCTATTTTTTCTTGATCTGTGTTATACTGTTCTTGTTTGTTTAGCAATGTGCTCATTGGAGTTGCCGCTCCGTGGGCACTTTTTTCTTTTATCAACTTCTTTACGCTCTGATATGTTGCGATCTCTCTTTCAAGTAAAACAAGTTCTGCTTGATTATTTGATACCTGAATAACTCTTTCGATGTTTCTGTTCTGAATATTGATTCGTTCATCAAGCTCTTTCAGAATTTCTTTCTCATTTATCAAACCTTTTCACTCCTTCCTCGTAGATCATCGCTGTGATCAGACACACTGCAGCTAATTCTTTAAAGATTCCCATTGCGATCAGCACTGCTGCCGTGCAAATCATGGCTTTTGTTTCTGTGTGCATCTTTATACTCCTTTCTCATACGCTTATCATTTCAGTCACAAAAAACTTTTTTGCATTTATGAAATATCTATGCGTATTTTCACTTGTCCGGATTGCATATCCCCATGGAAAAGTTCCTTGAATCAGTCCTTTTTCGATTGTTGAAACACCCATTCCCATCAAATACGCAACTTCTTTCGGGGTTAATGTCTCTATTCTCTTTTTAGGAATTACTATCTCTTCAAAGTAATTCTCTGGAAGATCAAATGCTTCTGCAATCTCATTTCTTCTTGCTTTTGTCGGTTCTGAATCTCCAGACATCCATTTGCTAACGGTTGACCTACTCACACCGCAGATCCTGGACAACTCTACTTGGTTGATATTTTGATCTACCATTACTTTTTTAAGCCTGTCCTTGAACACTTTCATCACCTACCTTTCTTCAGATGGCTTAATTCCCTGCCCGACGATTGAGTGCTATTTTTAATTAACCAATTTAGGGAGGATTTCAGGATTCTGTGCATCGGGCAGGGAATTAAGCCATCTGCTATTATTCTGTTGTCTTTCTTTTATATATCTCCTATACTTAATTCACAGGACACTGCCATGTCCGAGTCTTAAGAGAGGAGTATTCTTAATGGAAAATTTGTTATTTAAACTTACCGAATATCAATATGAAATTCTAACGGCAATATTAGAATGTCCTGGGCAAAATCCTGGTGATTTCTTTTTCGATTTTCCGTCTATTGATGGATATGTAGAAATGTTTTTAAATGCAAATCTCGTATCCATAAACGAATCTGATGAAGTTTCTATCACTGAATTAGGCCGCGCTCATTTGGCTGAATTTGAGCTTCAACGAAAAATAGAAAAGGAACGAGAAGCAAAATATCAACAGCAAATAGATGCCATTACATCTATTGCAGAGACCGCCAAACAAAATGCATTATCTGCAGAGGCGGATTCAAAACTCTCTAAAACTATTTCTATTCTTTCTTTGATTGTTGCAACAGCCTCTGTCATGGTAGATATTTTTTTAAAATGATTCCACCAATGCCTAAAATAATTACAGCTATTCCCTGCAATATAACAGCTATTTGCAGGGATGATATTTTTTGTTCCTGGCAACGCTGTTTTTCTTTTTGCTTAGAAATCGCAGAATAGATCGCCCATCTCATTTCTTTACCTGTTACTCCATGCAGAATAGTTTTTAACTCTTCTGATTCTTCTAGCTGTTTTTCTTTTAACTGATCATCTAGATTACTTTGGATTTCCTCTGCTAATTTTTCATCGGGCTGTATATCTTTCAATACTTTCGTCTTTCTCACCTCCTAGTTATTTAGTAATCCATTTTAATTGGATTTCTTAGGTAAAAAAATATAGTCAATTGGAATACCATATAATTTACTAAGTTCTCTTCCTTGCGACATTTTCGGTTCAGAAGTCCCTTTTTCCCAGCTAACGATAGTCTGTTTTCCAACATGCATATGTTTTGCGACCTCTTCTTGCGTCATTTCTGCATTAACTCGTGCTGAAGCTAAAGAAATTTGAAATGGTACTGCTTTACCTTCGCTCATCTTTGTCACGTCATCACCGCCTTTCTTTAATTTCTGTATTCATTATAAATCCATTTTAAATGGATGTCAATACCAAAATCAATTTATTTTTGACTTTTAGTTGCAAAAAATCAATTTTTATTGTACTATATTAATAACGAAGTGAGGTGATTTAATGTCAGATGAAAAGCAAAAGAAAATATTCTCTAAAAATCTATCTTTCTATTTAGAGAAATCAGGAAAAAGCCAAAAAGAGGTGGCTAAAGCTATTGGAGTTATTCCACAAACATTTAATACTTGGTGTACGGGACAATCCATTCCTAGAATGGGAAGCGTACAAGCTCTCGCTGATTATTTTGGAATTGGAAAATCTGATTTAATAGAAGAAAAATCCGATCAAGCCATTGAGCTAACTAAGAAAGATGAAAAAGATATCGCAAAACGATTAGAACAAACCCTTGATCAGTTAGAATCCGATCAAGATGGACTGATGTTCTCTGGAGAACCTTTAGATGATGAAACAAGAGAATTATTAAAAGCTAGTCTCCAGAATAGTATAACCATTGCAAAAATAAATGCTAAGCAAAAGTTCACACCAAAGAAATACAGAAAATAAAGGAGTGATTCATTGGATATTCGTAAAAAAACAAACACATTAAAGAAAAAATATGGTACGAATGATCCTTTTGATATTGCTAAGTATTTAGGGATAAAGGTTATATTTGAACCATTGGGATCCATTAGTGGATACTACAATAAACAGCTTCGTATGAAGCAAATACATATAAATCATGATCTTTCTGATCACGATCAACTATTTACATGTGCACATGAGTTAGGGCATGCGATTATGCATCCTGATGCTAATACTCCATTTTTAAGGAAACGAACTGGACTTCTGGTAAGTAAAATGGAAATCGAAGCAGATAAGTTTGCAACTGAGCTTCTAATTGACGATGAAGTTTTTCTTGAATTTCAAGAATTTACTACAGATCAAATTGCACGTGCACTTGGATATAATGAGGAGTTAATTAAATTAAGATTAAAATAA